ATTATAATTCCACCTCCATTCCCACCACATCCACCACCACCACCACCACCACCACCACCATTACCACTACTTGCAAAGTTTCCATTACCTCCATTTCCACCCATCCCACCATTGCCACCATTTGCCGATACGATTCCATTATTTACAATCGAGGGAGCAGCAAGCCAAACCATGCCACCAGAGCCACCACCACCACCACCTGCTCCCCCTCCTCCACCATAACCAAAATTGCCCGTACCTCCTGCGGCACCTGCTGCTCCACCGCCTGCTCCTGATGCTCCGCCACCCGATGGGCCAAGTGTGAACGCAGTAAATGAAGGAAAAATATCGAATAAATTATATCCTGTGATAGGATTATGTATTGAATTAAATATCGTTCCGGAATTAACCCCAGCACTTCCCGCAGAACCCGGTGAACCTCCGCTCGCTGAACTACTAAATCCTCCACTCCCTCCTGTACCTCCTGCCACACCTGAGTTTGCATTTGTGGATGCTATTGACTTTACGCTGGTCGCGCCTGCAGAAGCTGAAATACCTGACGCACCACCTACGGGATCACTTCCCTGTTGAGAAAACGCTCCGTTGCCTCCTGAACTACTTGAAACTCCCGAAATCCCAGAGGGAAGGGAATTGCCTACGCCCCCAATTCCTCCTGACACACCAACACCCCCAATGCCGCCAATTCCTACTCCAACAGTGCCAGGGTTACCTGCGGTTCCCGCTTTGCCAGAATTATCAATTGTTCCCCCCGAATCAACTGTTATTGAAACTGTCCCGTGAATCCTCCAGCCGTTTGAAGCGACGGTGATACCGTTCTTTACTTCTACGGTTGTCCCAAAAATATCCCTTGAAAGCGTATAGACAGATGAAACAAGAGTAGCGAACGAAAATGTGTTCGTCCCATCAAAAACTACTGCCGAATCTGAGCCGTCGCCATAAAGAGGATCATCGCCCGAAGATCCTGCAGCATTTATTGTAACCGCCCCCGTTGCTCCTGAAATAGAAATATTTGAACCAGCAACGATTGAGGTAACGCCTGAATTAGTGACAGTAACAGCTCCAGTTGAACCAGAAGTTGTAATCCCTGGTCCACCAGCGATCGAAGAAACTCCCGCGGTCGTACCAATAGTCGTAATTAATGGGCTGTCCACCCCGTTATGTGTATGATAAGGGATGGAAGAAACCCCATACTGATTTACCGCCGCAGATTGATCTATCGCATCTTGCGCTTGGTCGTTTTGTTTTTTGCTTAACTTACTCATTGTGTTCCATACGGTTGTCCAGCGATTTGGGTTTTCGTAGTATCTCCGATAACACGAATCTGGGTAATTCGGTTATAGCTAGGATTTGAGGCAATGCCAGTCAAGATTGCCTGAACGATAAGCCATTGTTGATTTTGAACGGTAATCCCTAAATGATTTGAGCTATTATCCGAAACCACAATGCCGTCGCCGTTAGTAGTGAAAACAGAAGTCATAGTTCCTCCCGTGTAATCTGCGAGTGAGCTTCCCGCAAGAATCTGTACCGATTCGCCCGTTTTTAACGGAACAGATAATTTATATTCAAACTGATACGGAGTCATTGGTTTTAAAAATGTCCCTACGGGGATTAAATCTGATGCAATAACCGATTGCCCTCCAGTGTAGATGGTAGATGAAGTTCCGTCTATGCCGTATGTCGAAGCCCCAGAGTTCCAACCAATCCATAATCCCGTTCCCGAGGGAGTAGAAACATCAAATGCCCCTAGTGGTTGAAAAATTGGCGTAATAGCTGTTGCGTAGCCTGCATAAGTTCCATACGAAAGCTTATTAACCAAACGCAATGCGTTCGTATCAAGGTCAATCGCCCACAATCCTCCGTAGGCGGTAATAGCGGAATCAGCATTTGTAAAGCATTGTGCCGAAAAATAAAGTTGATTCTTTGATGACGCAACACCCCCCCATTGGAAATACGGTTCTACTGTTCCTGAAATATGATCGGGAATTTTCATAAACAACTGCGCTTGACTAGAATTGGTAATATAAATCCTTCCACGGTTCCCCACAAAGATATAGGTATTTGTATTTACTGTTACCATTTTTTGGATATAATTTTCCGCTAATAAAATTGGGTAAGTAAACGACGTTGAAGTTCTGTCCCACGGATAAACTGCGTTTCGCTGCCCCCCGACCAATAAATTGACTCCCAATTCTGCGAGGCAATTTGCGTTATCTTGCACGGGAAGTTCTAGCGCTTGTTTGGCAAACGTATAAGTGGCTCCGCTTGTTGGACTGAAAGTCTGTCCAGGTTTTTCAAACCACGATCCCAAAAAATTAGAATCGCAATAATAAAACACGTTGTCTTGTCCCACGAGAGTATAGTGAGGATTATTTGTTCCGACGGGGGTATTGAGGTAATTGCTTGAAGTGTTATTAGAAGCCGAAGCGGGATTCCATCCATAATTCCACGAGACCGTGGCCGTAGGGGTATAGTCTATACCACCATTCCTAAAAACAAATATATATCCCACCTGTGTTGAAGATTCGTAATATCCCAATCCATTGCCATTGGCATTCCCCCCCTGAGAGAAAGGATCAAGTTTATTTCCCGTATATACCCAGTTCCCCGTTGCAGTAACACGTTGGTTCGTCCAAACCTGTCCCACGCCATCTACGCACCAATAAGAGTTCTGTGTCGTTGCATACGCAAAATAGGTCGGCCCATTTGGAATCGCAGGGGAAATCCCAGGGGTGCCAACGGAAAAAGTACTGAATGTTCCAGTCCCTGAACCACTTAATGTAACGACGCTAGAGACCGCGAAATCCGAATATATTTCAAAAGTATTTCCTGATAAATTACCAATCCAATAGACTGTCCCTGCGACAATTCCTGACGGCAAAGACCCACCTGAAAATGAAATCGCATCATTGTTTTCCAACCCTACAGCTGAAGAAACCGTTATCACGTTTCCCGAAGCGGAAACCACAGACCCCGTAACCGCAGTGGGCGAAGCTAGTGTAGTCGAAAAGTTTACTGACGCCTCCCCAGGGATTGAAATAACGTTGATGTTTTTCAAATCCGTCAATCCGTCATATGGAGAATCAGCGATACCGTTTTGGAATCCATCAATAATTAAATCGCCATTCGCACCGTCAATATGGTAACTCATGCTAGTCTTCCTTGTTTAATACGTTCTAAACTACGCTGGAGAGTCTGACGCATATCTTCAACCTTGATTTTTTCAATGGATAACAGTTTTCTGTCTGAGGCGAGATTCATCTGTTGTGTTAAAAGTTCCTGTTCTTTCGATTTAATACCATATTCTCGGAGAATCAATGATGCTTCAATATCTTTTTGGTCGTTTACTGCCTTGTCATGGATGGTTCTCGCCGTGTCGAGTTCATTTTGAGCCTCTTGTTTCTTCTTTGAGGCCTGAATCAAAAGATTCCGGGTCGTTCGTTCGTTATCTTCGTTTCGTACGCGGGCAAAATCGGCTTTTTGACGAGCTTCTGCGACATCAATCTCCTCTAAATTGGTTTTTTCTTCCTTTTTTTCCAATCGCTTTTCCCATGAAAAGAGTTTTTTCTCGAAATCGGCCAATTCTTTACGTTTGAGAGGAATTTCTGGGAGTAAGGTCTCGTATTCCTTCCTTAACTGACGCAATGCTCCGGTTATTTTATCCTTTTCCTCTAAAGCTTTTTGAATTTCCTCCTGAATCGCCTGAAGGGTTGATACTTTGTACGTTTCAAATTCTTGTTCGGTCTTTGCTTGAAGTTGGCGCAGATTATCAACCCTCGTAGCGAGTTTTACTCCTTCCTGAATCTCGCGTGAAGTTTCCTTCGCTTTAAGATTCGCCATTTCTGACTTGTTGAGGAGTTTTACTGCCATTATCCGGTAAATTCTCGTTCGAGTTCCATCATCGAAGCGTTCCGTTTGATCGCTTTGGTGACGGTTTTGCCTTCTTCGTTCCGACTGAGTTTTTCTTCAAGTTTCGGTTTTACCGATTCGCTGACCTGTGCCTTCGAGGCAGGATAGACATATAGCCCTTTCTGAATCAAAGGAGCCAACTGATCATAGGAATACGATGCCGCGCCCTGTGTTCCCCCGATACCCAAGCGTGGAGTTCCGTCAGGATTCCGTTCACGCTTCAAATTTTGCTTGTACCATTCGCTCTTTGACCATTCCCTGACTGCGAGGTCTAATGCAAACTTCTTGGTGATGTTAATCAACTCAAGAGGCGATGCTAACTTCTGAAGAAACTGTCCGTTGTCGTAGGTTGAAATGTCCACGTTCACGAGTGGGGAGGTCGTATTCGCGGGAAAGAGATAATCTTTCGAGTTATATCGCCCTACAAAGTCCTCATCCGACCAATTCGTGAACCGCACGATACCGTCAAAGTTTTCGGGGAGCATCTTGACCCGCTCCATAGGGTCTTTTTTTGTTTCCATTCCTTTTTACAAGGTTAATTTTTTAATGGGGCGGGTTCGATTGCCCGCCCCCAACTGACTGATTAGATGTTCAAGAAAACACCTTTTGCGCTAGCCGAAACTGCCGCAACCGCAGTGTAGCCGATGACGGAACCCGTGAGGACGTTTCCTGCATACGAGACGCCTGCGATGGAGCCAGCCGTGGTCTTTGAGGCCATGACCGCATTTCCAACCGCCGGAGCCGTCGAATCCGACAAGACCGCGCCAAAACCTTTCGTTAAGAAGTAACCATAGGTTGAGGCAGGAACCGCATACAACGCAACACCAAACGATGAGTTCGTCGGAGTCGTCGGACTTATGATGACGTTATAGCCAACCGCAGGCCACAGGCTGACTACCGAGGAGGTCGTGAGCGCAAGCGCCGGACCGTCTTCAAGTGTAATGACTACACCCGTTGCCGATAATACTGCCGCTGGGTTTTCTGCGATGCGAAGTGTCTGACCAATACCCGTACCGGAGTCTACCGTAAGGAAGCCTCCCTGATACTGATTTGCGGTAAGTGCCGTCGCGCCAAGAGTGACCGTAACCGTCGCCGGAGTATTGCCAGAATTGGAATACGCCTGTACTGCCGTTACGGTGAGTCCCTGATGGTTCGCTACGACTGCCGCGTTCTGATATAAATCCCCCGCAACCGCGGCGGTTGCAGAAGACGTAAGACCGAGTGCTACTTCACGGCCGTCTGACGTATCCCATCGAGTTCCCAAAAGCGTCTGTAATGACGCATCCGTGGAAGTTTGGAAAGTTCCGTTTGCCGTGAGACCGAATGGGCCTGTTGCCCCGCGCTGTGTAATTTGTGACATTTTTTTATGATGTTAGTTTATTAGGCAGCAGCGGTGATACCACTGATGAGACCCTGACGCAACGGTGCCGTGCAGATAAGCTGGCCGCCGATAATCATGAATCCATTGATGGTTCCCTGATTGTACGCTTCGATCATGCCAGTCCACGTGAATGCGGACGGCGTGTACAATTTTTCCTGATAGACGTTGCCTTCGATATTCTTCGCTTTGCCCGTGACCGACTCACCTTTCCACCACTTGAGCGAGTGCCACTCCAAGAAGTTGAGGTTCATCATGTACAAGTTACCCGTCGTGAACTTTTTGTCACGCGAGATGATCATGCCGTCCCAGCGAAGCTCGGAGTAACCCGAAGCCTGCGAGACGATACGATCCTTCGGTGCGAAGTCCATATTGTTCCTCTGAAACGGGGTTTGGAGCTGTTCAACATATGCCCAGGTTGTGTAGTCCGTCCCGATGAAATCAGGAATGACACCGCCGTCCGAGATGTTGTTCCATGTCGTTCTCAACTGAAGCAATGAGATAGCCGAGTTCGTCGCGGTCGTGACATACGAGTTGAGACCGGAATACGTCGCACGAGTAAGTCCGCCATACGTCGAGGCTACAGTGCCATTGTCGATCGTGTTTGCCAAACCATTCGGGGCTTTGCCGCCGAACGTGGTGCCGTCGCCCTGAAGGAAGTTGCCGAAATCATCGGAACCATCCTGTGCGCGAGACTCCATCGTCTGACTCATAAGTTTAATGGTCTGCATATCCGTATCATTGATGGACAAGTCCGTTCCCGCGAGGGAGACGTTCGTGGCCGTGAATGAGGGATAAAAAGTCATGTTCACGGATACTGGCTGTTGCGAAATCGGCAACAAATCATACCCATTGAATGCGACCGTTGAAATGCCTTTCTGATATTTAATTGGAATCAACTCCTGTGAGCCGTTCCACTTTTTTGTCTTCTCCATAATCCGCCCGAAGAAGTAGTTCTAGGTGTTACCGCAAGTTTTTTAATTCTCTTGCTTCACGAGTTTTCTTTATTCTCGGCTAAGTACTGTACTGCATTTTTCAAGAATTGAACGTTGTCTTTTAGGAAACCGATTCCTCTATTACAGTTTGAACATAATAGACCCCTTACTCTTCCAGTCTTATGACAGTGATCTATGCTCAAATTACGTTTTTCCTCTTCTTGTTTGCAAATAGCACACCGATTTTCCTGTTCATTAAGTAATTTATAATATATTTCCGGCTGGATTCCGTACTTTCTAATCCTGGAATTTCTCATAAAAACCTTCCTTTGTTCGGGATGATTTTCTAGCCATTGTTCCATGTACTTCTTTACCCTTTCAGGATTTTTCTTCGCAAATTTCTTTGCTCTTTCCCGATTGGGAATAGGGTTCTCGAAATTGGATTGTTTTATTCTGGCTAGTACTTTAGGTTTATTGTCCTCATAGTATTTTGCACTCTTCGCTTTTATCCTATCTCGATCACGGATATAATATTCTTTCGCTTTTCTCTGTTTAAGAGTAAGTGATTCCATAAGAATACTATACTACATTATTTACTTAATTTCAAGGTTCTCGTGTTCAGACTATATCATCATTCTTTCGAATGTCGGGCGCTCGTGGGTGGGTTATTGATTGCATTCTCACCACCTAGTCGTTAGAGCTTCAAGGTACTTTGATTGCTTTCCCTTGCTTGCTACGGGATTGTCCTTTGTGGAGTTTCCCCGTTTCACCCAATTTATTATGCGAGACAACTTTTATCACGCAAAGTCAAATCATACCACTTTGGCGCTAAATACTGGTTCGTTACGGTTTGGATAGTGACATTTGGTGCTGTACCTCCTGCCATAGTTTTTTATATTTTTTAATTTATTTTTACCAATTCCCTGTGAGTCCGTTTTCTTCCATGAATCGGTCAATCGCGTTCTGGGGAAGTTTTGAAGGCTGGGATTCTCCTGAACGGGTCATCGAACGGGATGCAAGCTCCCTTGCTTTGCTCGATGTCTGACGCTTTTGGAGTTCCAAGTAGGTCTCTGCTACCGCGTCGGGGTCGGCGAACTCCTTAATATTGCCGTCGTCGTATTTTCGGGACATCTTCTCCATGAGAGTGATGTATCCTTTCCGCACGTTATCATCCGACATATCAAGACCGTAATCGTCTTCCACCTGTTCGAGCATTTGATCTACTTCTGAATCCGCTTCCTTCTGTGCTTCGGTTTCCTGTTCGCTGCGTTGATTCAATTCTTCCTGAAGCTCGGATTTAGTCTTCTGACTAACGCCTTGTAATGCTTCTTTCAAGAGATTCGTCGCCGCGAGCTTTTCAGGGGTGTCAGTGCCGAAGATGGCTTCTACCTTTTTGAATGGGTCGTCGCCTGCTTCTGCTTTAAACTTATCAACCTCCGAAAGCCGTTTAACCACTTCATTCAACTGGGAAACTTCGTCACGCAATCGTTCTGCTTCTTTCTCTTTTCTTCGCATGAGGCGATTTTTCAACCGCTTCTCATCCTCCACTGATACCTCTTCTTCAGGGGCTTCTACTTCAATCAATGGTTTTTCCAAGAGTGATTCGCCCGGAACTCCCAAGTCTTTCAAAAATTCGTTTATTTCTGACATATCTTTTTTCAAGATTATTAGTTTATGATTTCAAGCTTTTAATGGGTGAGCTTTACAACCAATTTTGCTACACTGCTACTGGCAAACTCTGCGTGCTACCATCACTGAACGTCGCTACGATGCTTACGAGAGTTACTGGGGTTGCTACGGGTGCGGGTGGAAGTGCCTGAAGCGCCGCAACGATTGCCGCCAATGCCTGGTCGTCCGAGGTCTGCAATGCTTGTACTTGTGCGATGATAGTGTCCATTATTCTTGATCTCCGTTAATTTCTTTTTTATTGTATTCTTCCTCTGATTCTTTTCGACCTTCTTTTTCTTTCTTTTCGCTCAGATGTTTCCCTTTCGGATGCTTCGCCTTGCAGTCAGGGCAATAGCCGATGTTGTTGCCGAGATGCTTTTCAAGGGCTTTTGTTTTTGATTCTTTAGACATGGTTATTTGAAGTTATTTCCCACTACGACGATAAGGGATGAGGATGAACTGTCGAAGAATGCGTTTTCCTGGATGGTAGAACTCGCAAGGATAGAGAATCCTGTTGCCGAGCAACCACCTACGACCGTGCTTGTTCCGACACCCGAAGTTTCGCACTTGAAGACCACACCCGTTCCTGCGGTGTAATTGACCGTGTTCGTCGAATCATTCACGACCAGTCCCCCGACCGACGTTCCGAGGTTATCAAGATTCGGACAGGAGGCGAAGGTTGAAGTTGCCGCATTGATAGTTCCCGTTGCCACTGCTGACGTGCCGAGCCACTGTACGTTCTGCGGAGTACAGGAAAGTGTGTACGCCGTTGAGGTTGCATATGATGCCACGAATCCGCCTGCTGATTGAACTGGCGGCACATACGAACCGAGCTTTGGCCCTCCCGTGAAGAAGGAAAATCCCGCCACGACTAATGCGACTACTGCGATGCCTAATGCTGTTATTGTTGATTTATTCATGTTAAATTATCAACCAATTTACGTTATTCGATACGACCTGCAGTGCGGTGTACTGCGTAATGCTCTGCGTGCTTGCGCCGTCAATCGTCTGACCCGACGTAGTTGCCAAGGTCACCGTTGATGCGGCGGTGTTTTTAATTGTGAACGTATATCCTACGCATCCGACCGCCGTCGGAAGGGTGATAGTATTCGCTCCTGACGTATTTTCTACCAACGAATGACAGTTGCCGACGTTGCCGATGGTATTCGCTACCAACGTGGTATTAGCCGTGACTGCCGTGTATTCGTAGGTTACTTCCGACATTCTTACTTTTGCGCCAGAATAAAACTCTGGGTGGTACTGATGTACCGGGACGTTCATTGTTGCCATACTTTTGTTTTCTGGTTATTTTAGTTTGTTTAATGCTTTTTGCTTTGCGTCGTGTTTTTCCTCCATGCGCCGACCCTTTTTGGTTTCCTTACTACCTCGCATGGCTCCTATTTTGTTGAGTGTCCCGAATACCGCGTGATTATCATTTCCATATTCTTTTTTCAGTTTTTCCTCGAGAAATTTTGGCATATTATTTCCTTCGTTTTAATGCTTTTGTTCTCACATCGCGGATGACCTTTGTATTCTTGTCCGCGATTTTGCCGAGCTTCTTTTCTTCTCTATCCAAGAACTTTTTGTTTTCTTTTTTTGAGTATTCCTTCTGCTCCTCACGGTTGCCGTATTCCATGCTAGTTCTGTTGATAAGTTGGGCTAAGGGTTGAGGTTGCCCCTGATTGTACTATCGTGAGTCCATTGAAGAATCTCGCATCAAAGGTCAGCGTTAGGGGAACTTGCGTAGAAGAACTAGGAATCGTTATCACTATCGGGGCGACCGCGCACGAAGAACTCGTGGCTGAATCGCAAATCGTGATGACTGAGTTTGATACCGGCTTTGTAATCGTTACCGTATGAAGAATGCCGCCAAAAGCGTAGAGTGTAGTCGTCGCCTGAGTAGCTGTTGATGTAACCGAAAATGCCGAAACACCATACACCTGGCCAAGAGACGGCGAAGGAGATTCAATTTTTACAAGAAATGCGAATAACGCTACCGCAAGGGCTGTGCCAAATACCGAATAAACTTTCTGTCGTAATGTCATAGTGATATTTTACAACTTATTTATTTTTTGAATTTGTGTGTACAGTTCCTTTGGTCTTTGCCGCGAGCGCAGCCGAAGCCTGTTCTTTACTGAGTTCGAGTTTCTGCTTATGACTTTCTTGTTCCTGCCTCATTTTTTGCTGATGCGAAGCTTCGCCTTGCTTGAGTTGCTGTTGTCCGGCTTGGGCTTTCTGTTGTAACTGCTGACCGCCTTGCGCCGCCTGCATCTGAAGTTCCTGCTGTTGAGCTTGCGCTTGAGCCTGCTGCTGCTGTTGTTGCATCTGCTGGAGCTTCTGGGCAAGTTCGGGAAAGTTTAGAGTGATATAAGACATCCCACCGTCGGCTTCTTTTGAATACGCCCATAACGCTCCGTCGGCCGCTGCATCGTCAGGGTCAGGGAATGAAAGTGTCTCTAGGAGTGTTTTAGGCCCAATAGCACCCTCTGAGAAAAGAGTCTGTGCTTGATTGCCTTCCGAAATCTGATCTTTTGGCTGCATCGAGTTCGCCGTCACGCCGACGATCAACTGCTGATTTAGGTCTTGTGCGGAGAGTTCAACGTACTCGGTGGCTGCGCCACTTCCAAGAACTGCACCGAAATGAGGTTCATCGTAAAACACATGGTAGAGCTGTAAGAGCCAGTCAAAACATCCTACTGCGACGGATTGCTCGATAATGTCTCCAATGCCTCCGCCGATTCTCGAAGTGTCTCTCCCTTGATTTAAGGTCATACCACGAGCCGTCTCATCGGGTTTCTGTTCCTGACTTGCGATGCCTTGCGTTCCCCATGAGGAACGAAGATGATTCTCGGAGTTTTCTAAATCATCAAATGCCGCCTGGGGGAAATTCGGAGCGTCAAGTCTCTCTACGGCTGCGCGACCGTTCATTGACCCTTCGGCTTTCGGCACTAACACGCCCCCGTGGCCTTTCTTGGTCAATGCGTCATAGCCCTGCTTTGCGCTTTCCTGCGTCCACCCAGCATCCTCTGGGAACAACAACCCGTTGTTGGCTTGGCTGACGTTGTTATCAATCTGCTCTACTCGCTTGGTGATCTTCCGTTGATTCGGGATGTTCTGTTCGATAAGCCCCGTGATGTCGTGAGGTCGCTCTTGAAGGGAAAATACGCTAAGGAATATATACGGCTTTTTGGGAATAGCAAAATGATTCCGCTTGACTTGGGGGACTTGCCCTGTCAACTCGTCAGGCTGTTGGTCTTCCTGTTTCTCATAATTGAAATACTCGTTCTTGTGTTTGTCTAATACGATCCGCTTGAAGGTCGAAAAGCAATAATCATCGTTCCACCACTCCGTGTAACAAACCCTTGTTCCCATTTTGCCGTCCACTTCCAAGATAATATCGGCGGTCTTCTTGGGGAATAACTCGGTCAAACGTTCGGCCGTGACATAAATCCGTTCTCCGAGCCATGAACTGAAATCTCCATACACATCAATATACCCTTCGGGGTCGAAGATAAAATCTTGAATCTTTCGGTTCTCGATAGCCACATCCTTGATGTCTTCGTTCCAGCCAGGTTTCAAGACTCCCAAATGATTGATTGACCATTGTCTGACCATGACCGCTATTTTCCTTCTTAACTTCAACTGCTGGGCATGGAACTGGAGCATCGTCTGCACGGTCTGGGACAACTTATTGCCTTGTTGGTCGTTCGCCGCGAAGACGAATGGCGAAGGGTCTTGCGCGGTCGCCGCCGGGAGAAAGGTTTCCTCGGACTCAAACTGTAGGTTGGCCGCTACTACCTCGTCATCTCCTGGGATATTGCCCTGTGCGTTTCTGCCGAGATAACTCCGTAGATTCCTCTGACGAATCGGAATCGCTACGGCGGTCTCATAACTTGCGTATTCCTGCTCCCATTGATTGCGAAGTTTCAATAACTTCTCATCGGACATGGGGAGATCCAGCACATCTACCTCATCCCCCACTTTCCCTTCGGGCGAAAAATCTCCTCGTGTGCGTATTTTATTCGTATCAGAAGACACTAAATCATCCACGCCGAGGATGTTTTGTACGAAGGAATCAAAATCAGCCATATAGGCATAGTATGCCTCAATTCGTCAATCCTTATTTGTGTGTACAGTCCTTATATTCTTTGATATATCGTTCGCATCCTTTCAAGGGATGTTTGTCGTGCCATTCATGGGACAATAAACATCCGCAGAATCCGCAATGTCCCGCTTCTTTCATGATGACTTCGATGGATATACTTCGTAGTTTAAATGCTTCCGTCTTAATGTATTTCCGTGGCTCGCCACGTTTTTTGATGCGATACTCCCGTGCTTTCTCTGTAAGATACTTTCGCCGTTGTTCGGTCATTTCGGCCACATAAGTTGTACGCCCCCATCCGACACGATTTGGGCTTTCCTAATGCCGTCCATTGCACTTCTCGCCCCGAAGATTTTCACCTGACTGCCCGCAAATCGTTGCATCCCAATATCTGAATACAAGAGCGCATGGCAATTCGATACCAAAATACCCTCTGCGAAATACTCCGACTCATTACTTACTGCTATATTGATAACGTCCTTCTTTTCGATATTTTCGTGCAAACCAACGATTTGAACATCGAGGGGAACAAAACTTACCGCCTGCCTTCCATTGTGTAGTTTTTTTAATATTGCACTCAATACAGTTAAAAGTTTTGGGTTCAACCAACTTAAAGGCTTTGATGGCATTAGCGCGTAAATGCCTCTTACCTTTGGTAGTTGTGAGCCATACATGGGATTTCTTTCTAATACGCCCCAAATGTTCCACGTTTGCTGTTCTAAACTTCTCATTCTTGAGTCTTTCGACAACGTGATGGCTCTGATGAAAAGCTCGCGGTTCACACAAAAGGTTTGTAATCTTGTTATTGAGCGGATTACCGTCTTTATGATGAATGACAAACCCCTCAGGAATTGCTCCATGAGTATCAATCCATATTTGCTGATGAAGCCTCGGTTGCCCATGTGCGCGAAGGGTTCCATTTGGAACGAAGTAAACTTTTGATTCGCGGCGGGATGAATTTGGATACCGTCTATAAGTAATTCCTTTGTATATAATGACTTCGCTTTTTGCCATGTGTATAGTTTAGCATGAGGACTGGTACTGTCAAGTCTGGTTTTCCCTTCCTCGGTAAAAATGGGATGGTCAGGAGTCGCCGTAAAACTAGAACCGTTAGAAAAATAAGCCGTGATAACCCTTACCTGACTTTGAGTTTTGCCTGCATGATACACCATATTGGTTCCTTTGCGGGTGAAAACCATATCGCCTATCTTGATGTCTTCGATATTTCTTTCCCCAGAAACCGTCAACACCTTAGTTCCGGCCACAAAACAGAAATGGTCTGGGCCGTTCCGTTTCCACACGTACTCTGCACCCAAAAGACTTCGGTCATCCTTGCCAGGCTTTGCATCCACCGTGATTTCTTCTCGATACAAATACCCGAAGTGTGAGGCGAACTCCTCCCATTCCTCTTTTGTGCCATTCAGTCTATACCTCCCGATGTCCCGCATTTGTTCAACCATCAAGGTCATTTGTCTGTTCCGGTCAACTCTTACCGTGCCGTACTCATCATCCTCGCCCCATTCAACATAGTCATTTGATTTCCTATCCTTACGGTAGAACACTAAAAACACTCTGCCTGGATACTTTGCTTGGAGCTTTCTAACCCCAATCAAATCACCGCCCTGATCGAACACCGCGACCGACTTCTCGAACGTGTTGAGAAAACTCGCTATCTTGTCGTACGGGTCTTTGGTCGCCGTGATTTCAGTCTCATGGCCGTACAAGAATACCCCTTGATTATTTCGAAGCACATAATGAATCCCATGTCCTGTATCACATCCGATAATGACTCTGTCTTTCGGATTGTAGTAATCATTCACCTCATCCACGCAATTCATCAAGACCGTCTTCGGCTCGATTCTGTCCTCGCTTCCGATATACGGAAGCCCTAAGATGTAGTTGTAGAAGTATTGCTTGTCTTTTTGCGGGTCGTTAAACGCTTTGATGATGTCTTTTGCGCTCTTGTTGTAAAGCTGTAATTGTGAGATATGATAGCCGCTAAAATCTCCGCTTGCCGTGGGTTTCCAAATACCGTTAATACGTTCGGCGTCGGAAAGTCCGATGCCACAAGATTTGCATACATACTCCTGAGTTTCTTGATTGATAGACTCCGGCCACGTAAGGATTTGTTCATGATTGTTTTTGCATTTAATAAACCATTCTTTTTTATCCGATTGCTCCCAGTATACACTAACTCCGTGTCCTTGTAAAGACGGATGGCTGAAATACCAACGCATACCACCATCTTCTTGGGCCTGCAGACGATTCTCATATTGGGTGATGACCTGTCCGTCGCTTGCGTCAACTTCATCATGAATATTCAACCCCGACGGGATCATCATAGCCTGCTTCGCACTGAATGTACCACGATAAAAAATCATTGCCTCGCCCACTTGTTTCTGTTCAACCGTATCGTGGTCTTTTACAAGCTCCATTAACACGGGATTTTGGGCGATGATACGATTGATTGAACCACCAACCATGTCTTGAATATCAGACTGGGTAGGCAACGTATATATGATTTGTCGCCGTTGCCTTGAAGCGATGAAGAAACTTTTCAAGGTAAACATGACCGTAGCTCCTATCTGCGGCGGCTTAAGAATCGCCTGTAGAGGGCTTAAATCATTGTAAATATCTATGAGGAACTTTCGCTTTTTGAACTCAATAGGGAAACCAACCTCGTTTTTTATCTCGTTCTGCTCTACCCATAATGAGGGATATGCTTGGGCAGCCTCAATCTTTTGTTCAAGCGTGAGTATTTCTTTGGGCATCTAAGAGTTGATCGGCATACGCTTTCATTGCGGGGCTTAAATCCGGCACTAACTCTTTCCCGTCTTTTCCTACCAATCCCTGCTCAGGATTGCCTTCTGCCATTTTCCAAATCGTTTCTTTCGATAATTCCTTTAAAAAAGCTAACTTCTGGTCATCACTCATTGCCGCTATGACTTCTCTCGCAAATACCTTTAACGGCTCTTTTGGTCTACCCTTCGGATTACCGCTTTGTCCTTTCTTCCATTTATACGCTTCAAGCCAATCAAACTTTCGCGCTGTTTTATTGGTGTTAGCAGTATTCATACCCGAATTATAACCCTCCCTTATGAACTCGTCAACTCAAGGACATTCCAGTCAACTTTACTTCCATCCGTCTCTGTCGCTCTTGTGTAATCTTCCTTTAAATCTTGTAACCTACTTTCTCTTACATTTTCTTTATTATCTTCCGGCGCGAAACTTATATTTGTGGCGAATAAATCTTTCCCTTTCCAACTTTCAGGATTCGTACATGGGTCTCCATTCAAGAAGTAATACTCCGTCTTATCGTCAATAATTTGATGCACCACTCGAAATGGGTTCTTTTTCGCAAACAATACTCCTTCCATTGATTCGTTTAATTCATTCATGGGTTAAAAATTCGGTTAATACATCTTCCGGCTTTCCTGACCGTATCACAAGCATCTTCCCGTGCTTCAGGCCGAATACCTTGAAATTACCGTCCTCCATTTGCATGATACTGATTACCTTTGGATTCTTTACCGGGTTGAAATCCTTATCTTCATAGCTTACCCAGTTCTTTCCTTGTTGTTCTTCTGCTTTTTTTATTTCTTCTTCGGGGGTCATATATTTCTTTCTTTAATGGCGTTTTGTAGTATATTTTTGCATCGACCACATATCTTAGGGCCTTGATTTACTCCTACCCATTCCTTGATTTGCTCTACCCAAATAGGTCTTCGTTTTACCTGCCATTTGAATCTCCAACGACCACACCCTCCGTTCTCGCATTTCTTAAAAATGAACCATTCTTTCTTTTTTTCGGGGCGGTAGGTCATTTTATGGGTGATTGCCAATTATTTCTTGCTTTTCTATCCCTCATCGCTTGCCATTCAAGCATATTATCCACAGGATGATGCAAAAACTCCCAATTCTTTGCAGGGCGACCATTATCATCTGCTTCGCCCATCATCCATTCAAGAATATCGGGGTCTAATTCTTCTCCAACCTTTTTAATTGTTTTTTCAATCTCGGACATTATTGAGGTGTTTGCATTATCTGTTTTATCGCTTCATCTACGCTATTTTCATTTCGAGGGAGGAGAACAATAGTCCCTATTGTTAATATTCCGGCGGCGACCCCAATTGCATTTTTAAGTGCCTCAAAAACCACATCATAACTATCGACGATCCCTTCCCTGAACATATCTACCACTCCTCCCGTTTTAGAATCAAATCCATGCGTCGGCGTAGCTTCTGAAATGAATTTATATATCTGTTCTAGATTGGTTGCGCCCGTATTTTTGACTATCTGCTCAAATGGCTTTTTTAATGCTTCCTTCAAAATTTCATTTTTAATTTCCTTTGAAGCGTTGAGGAGTGCTACTCCGCCGCCGGGTAAAATGCCGTTTTGAAGCGCAGAATAGGCCGAACCAATAGCGTCTTCCACTTTATCCCGGCGCTGTCTTAAAGCGGAATCCGAATGTGCACCAACAAAATAGGTAGCAGTTTTGGTATTCAATCTCGCCGCCCTTGCGAGGGCTTCATCGCTTCCGTCCACCTTGAGCGCAAGCAAGTGGGTAGTTAAATCCTTAATTCCGTCAATAAAAGTATCTTCACGGGTTACGGTGATCTTTCCGAATTTTCCCATGTAAGCCATCTTTGCGTCCTTCATCTTAATGCCTGATGCCGGGCTGATGATTCTACCGCCAGAAGCCTTTTCGAGGTCTTCCCACCACAAATCATTGAACACCGTAGGCATTTTAATCACCAAGAACCTGATTCCTAACGCTTGTGGCGCTCTCGCAAGGATAAAACTATTGAGAATTGGCGCGTCCATTTCATCACAAAAGATAACAACATCTTTAACTCCCGCTTGGACTAATTCTCCTAAAAGTCCGTAGGCACTCCCATTTCCGTCTATCCCTCCCATTTCGCTTTGGTTCGTTATCTTGGACTTTGCCAAAAGCACCAAAGGGTTTTCAATCGTCGCCTGATAGGTAAATCCGTCCCCTTCCGCATCGCACATATACCGTGATGCATAAGTAGCCCCGTCAATCTTTATTCCCGTGCCGATTTCATAAGAGTCTTTAGTATCTTTTGACGCGGCCCAATTGACGATACCCGTGGTTCCGATATGGGAATAGATTTCTGCCAATAACTTCCCGATTGATTCATCCTCTGCGCTGATTGTTGCCACTTCTTCCAAGAGTTTAAAATCAATATTGCCGTCTTTGTCAACCAATTCCTTGCGTTGTTTTTTTAGGGATTCCTCGATCAAGGGGATACATTGTTCCAAATTCCTTTTCAAATCCATCGGGGACGCTTCGCCTAGATGTTTCATTCCTTCTTCGAGGACGGCCGAACAAAGCACGCAGGTCGTCGAGCTACCATCCGCCGAGTTTCGATTAGCTCGGTTGATAGCTTCTTTCAAAACGGTTGCACCGAGATTTTCCAATGGGTCTGCTAGCCTTATTGCGGCCGCGATTGAGTAACCATCATTCGTCGGATAGTAATGGGGCGCGGCAAATGCTTCAAGAAGCGAGTTTTTTCCCGCACTTCCTAAGGTAACGGCAACTGCACCAGAAACCTTCTTGACTCCTTCCATGAGTCCTTGCATCGCCTCCTTGCCGCTGTAGAGATTGTCGCGTTTCATTGTATTAAAGTTTAATGTGTGGATACTCGCGGGCAAACAAGGGATCGTGGCTCTGCAACATCTCTCTCGCAAAGTATGAGGCCGCTATATGCCGGGGAAAATCGCTTCTGAGATGTAATTTTGTTCCACATCGTTCGCATCGTACTAATTCTCCTTTTTCTGTGTATCGTATCGTTAGCCATTTGTGTAAAATCGGGGTGTCGTCTCTGCATAAACTATTTTGATAGCGCGTCTTCATTTTTTCGCTTTCACATCCCTCCATTTAACGAGCCAGAAATAATTATCGTCTTCCCCTGTAGGATGCTTGCTTGAAAGCCATGAATCGAACCAAACCTTCTCCCCCCTTTTTGCCCACCAAAACTTGTACCACGGGCGCTCACTCAATACTATTCCAACCTCATCGAAAGTACCTTTATCGGTCGGCAAGAATGTCGTTTGTTTGAGTGGATCAATTACCAAATGGCCATTTACTGGTCTAGGAATCATTATCTTGATTTTATCATAGTTTTTCTTCTTTTGTCAAACAGGGTTAATCTTTTTTTGGTTTTTTACCGGGCGATTACTTGATTTATCAGCATCAAACAGACAATAAAGCCAACTAGGAAAGCACCACATAGAATACCCGCGGCAAATATCATTAGTTCTTTCATTTTGATTTTAAGTGTTTATCACGGAGAGAGGAGAGGATTTCGTTCCAATCTTTTTTTGTTATCGTCCAATGGTCAGCGTAGGGTTCTTCTAATCCCGCTATATTGTGTATTGCTTTCTCAAAGAACAGTCCCTCTACTTCTTTTGCCATTCCCTCCCGCGTCCTTTCGATGGCTTCGGCAACGGCTTGAGGTAAATCTATATGCACTGCTTCTTGATGTCCGTCATTCCACGCTTCGGCAACTGCAGTATCTTTTACTTTCTTCAAGGCATATTGCGCGGCGACTTCAATAAATGGAGCTTCAAAACATTTGGCAATAAGTTTGCTGTATAGCTTTCCATCTTCTCCAAGTTCGGGCGACAAACCCTCTAACGCGATTTGTTTTTCTACTCCTTCTTTTTTCCCGCACTCAAAAGCTTCGGTAATCTTCTTTCTTTCTTTTTCTCTTTCCGCCGCGAAAACATCTCCCGTTTCTTGATGGTATAAACACCACATTTCTTCTATACCTTCTTTCTTCCCCCGCTCATATCCCTGCTCGTCGATGGTGTGGGCAAGTTCCTCAAGGCGGCGACGCACTTCGGATTTTGCCCGTGTCATATAATCAACAGAAGTAAAATCCCTTACTATCTCATCAATGAGTTGTTCTGTAGGTTTGGTCATAGTAGACTTTTTTGTTTTTTTTCGGCGGGGATTTCCATTGAAAATAGGGAGGTGTTTTTCTCTACGGCTTTCAAGATGTGTACGCCGACTTCTGGTTCTACGCAATTTCGCAACACCAATTCCCTATCAACCCCTTCCAACTCGTCCCAATCGTATCCCTTGCGAACTGCGATAGATTTCGCCGTATCATTTTTACCCATCGCCCGTCCCTGTGTCGGAATAGCCGTTGAAAATAGGAAGTTCGTCCAAAACCAATGCTTTCCAAACTCCACCGGTGGAATGAGCGGATCGTAGTAGGCGATGACATTCTCCACACACCACTTGCCTTGAAAGAAATGCTTTAGGAAGATGATTTCCTGATATAGTGTCATACTAGGATACCGCGGCGTTATACCCCCCCCTTGCTTCAACTGCGCCGAATTATCCTTGTAGGGAGATAATTGGTTGGCTATGTTCATCTTGGTATGCGTAGGGCATGGAGGCGACGACCAAATGAAGTCAAACTCGTGGTAATGCTTCAAAAGATACTCGTGTGCATCTCCTACAACCATTGTATCGGCCGGAAAAAAACGAGAATAAACATCAGCGATTTTCTGATTATGTTCCACTGCCGTTATCTCATGTTCATCGCCCCATAACTTCCTATTACCCCCTATTCCCGCATAAAGATTTAATATCTTCATTGTTTATATTGTCATATGTTAGGACTCTTTTTGTTTTTCTTTGCAGGGCGGATTACGTTCTGTATTTCAGGATTTATTAAGGTATTAAGGCGTATCACGAGCCATTTTATCTCGTTTAATCTGTCGCTCGCTTGCATCTCAATCATCACTTCGGTCATCGTTTTTGTTTGTTTCTTCTTCATTTCTTTTTAGCTTTATTTATTACCTCGGTGAATGCTTCAGGGGGAAGGGATTTGATGTTCTTTATCATTTCTTCGCGGGCGGCGTTCCACCAAAAACATTGCTCATAATCATTTCCAGATGCTAGCTTTTGTTTTTTCGCCGCCGGAAGAATAGAAATAAATAACTCCCTTAATCCTTCCACGAGAGAATCTAATGATGGCTCTGGGAAATGATGGCACGCACAAGGACACGCTTCGGAATCAATACTGCCGCCGATAAATCGAGTAATAAAACCGTTGTGGCAATCTTTTACTTCGCACTTTTTCGGCAACCTACACTCACTCACCTCTTTAGGGGATTCTTTTGGGGGTTTAGGACGAAAAGCACGACAATCACAAACCATCACAAAATCGCCGGAACAAACCGTACAGCCAATATCGTCCCGATGTTTTATATCCTCATGCCCACATACGCACTCACTTATCTCTTGGTCTTTCATGATCTCTTTTTTTATTTTTTTTCTTTAATACGAAGATTCGGAGTTCTTTTTTGCCACGCGAATTAACTCATCCATCGTAACTATCTTCGCTTCTTGATCTTTCATCTCCACGAACTTATCCATCGTCGCAATTTCTATCTCGGCGGCCGCCACGTTCTTTTTATCCTGTTCCTTGAGAATTGAGAGTTTTATGACGGCCACTTCCTGATTCAACTTATTAAGTTTCTGCGCTTCAGTTTCCCGCAAAAGGGAAAGATAAAACGCTGCCTCTAGCCATAACTCCCGATTGAGGGGTTTACGCTCGGATACAATCTTCCGAAGGTCTGAAATGATGCTGTCGGCGGTACGTTCCATTTATTTATTTGCCGTTCTTGTATTTAAGTTCCCGTACCTTTTTATCATTGTTATCTTTCTTGTTGCTGAATGACCGTCGTATTTCATATGGCACTTCCTACAAAGTCTTATCCAATCACTTTTTTCTCTCAGATATTTATGACTTTTATTTGCCCAATCTATTTGATGAATCCCGAATCCAGTTTTTAAACAATGCTCACATTTATTTGGTTTACCAAGAACTCTTTGAACCCAGTTGTGTAATCCTTCTTTCTTAACTTTATTTCCTTTCCAATTAGGACTATTTTCTTCTGAATGATTTTTTGCCATCTCCACAAACTTGACCATAAAACATTTTCTAGAACAGTATTTTCCACCACCACCCCTTCTTTTGGTTTCGTGGAGAGTAGTTCTAAATTTATTTCCACAAAGTAAGCATTTTCGTTCGATCTTTCCATTAGATATTTTGTTATCCTTTATGGTACATACCTTACATTTTCCTAGATGTCCGTCGTCCATTTGTTTATGAACATAGAACTCAGAAATATCCTTTGACTCGCCACATTTAAAACATTTCTTCATTATTCCATTCTAACATATCTCTAGAATGGAATCAAGTCCTCCGGCTTAATTTCTTTGTCTTCGAGATTATGCACGGGAAGGTCATTAAGGCTTGGTAACTTCTCGGTCAAACCATAATTTGCCGCCTTAGCATCAATCTTGGCCTCCATCCTATCTAGTCGTGCAAATAGCTTTTCCCATAACACTGGAATGCCGTTTAATGGCTCATTAAGGATTTTGACCTGTGGGGCGTTTTCTCCCCCAACTACGCCCGTGATACTAGTAAACTTGCCCTGCGTGGATGTAGCGACTTCTAGGGTTTGCCCGACCACAAAGAAGTGCCATATCGCCTGAACGTCCGACCAGACATAAAACCAATTCCCATTAGTTGATTTGACGTTCAAATAGGGCTTGCCTCCTTTTGTCGTCTTATTCTGTACTTCCGCGATAGTTAGTTTAGCCATTAGAGTTCAATATCAATTTGTGTGTCGTCGAGGTTCTCTTGGAACTTCGGCTGTCTGCGTTGCTCTGCTTTCTTCTGGTAAGCAGTTCTAGGATTTGTATTAACTGGCTGGCTGACCGAGTTACCGTCATCATCTACCGCTTCGAGGGCGAAGAATGACTGCAAAGCATAGCGACGGAAATAGGTTATTGCTGAACCTTGTTTTTGTGCGTCATTTACATCGGGCAAAATAGTCATTGCCCTTACACTATCCCCCGATTCTGCGTCAGCAAGAATAGTATTTAACGCAAGATGCCCATTGAGTTCTGCGAGGGGTTGAATCAATACTAATCCGTGCTTTGACAGAACCGGCTTTAACGCCGCCAAAAGTCCGTTTACATCAAAGTACATTGACTTGAAAAACGGGTTCGCTTCGGTCTTTTTGATCTTTCCGACTTCCTCTTGAACCTTTAAGAGTTTTTGATAGATGTTTGTTTTTTCCATGTTATTGAGATTCTTTTATTTTTTCTTTCTGCTTGAACCATGCGATACAGACTTCACATCCTTGACCTTGTTCGGTGCGGCAGTCGTGATCGGGTAAAAACTTGATGCAATCATTGCAGAACGGAGCGTTGAAGAAGTGGCCTGCCCAAGTCTTGTCGCAACCTTCGCAACGAGTTGATGTTAGTGTTTGTTCCATTGATTTGTTTTTATTTTTTTCTTAATTCTTCTGAGGGGAAAAGCTGGACGGCCGCCCCCCAGAGGAATGTCCACCTTATGCGCTAATGTTCGCGTCTTCGAGGCCGTCCGCTTCGTCCTGCGCTTCACGCTCGTCGTCTTCTACTTCAATGCCCTGCTCCTCTAATTCTTCTTTCGTCGGTAAAATTGCTTCGATGTCCTTGATGCTCATGGTTAGCATATTGTTTGGTTTCCTTTCCAGCTCGACCTTGATGTTTCGCTACCGTCTTTTAATGCGTTTTCTTTCATGTTCCCCTGCTGCAACTCCCATAATCCGAGAATCCCCGTGAAGCGCATACTGACATTCTTTGCTTCGGTGAAACGTCCTTCCCTGATTAACTTGGCAACTTCACGAACATATTGTCGACTGATCTGACGTTGATGTAACTCCAATGCGGTTAAATCCATTGTTTTATTAAGTACGCTATACACGCCGCGAGGATAAAGACAGAAAACCCTATGAATGCTTCCTTATCTCTCTTTGCTTTTTCTTTTTCTTCAAGACTTTTCATACCTTTTTTATTTTTTTTGGGTGGTTCGACTATTTCCACCTATCATTAGGATAGCACAGGGGTATGCCATGTCAACAGCTCAATAGCTATGTTGGGGATAGCGTATTTCCCACATTTCTGTCAAGTTTCCACGTCGATTTTCGCTCCCCTATTTCCATCTTTTTCTTTACGCTATCGAGATTCAAATGACACCGATGGCAAAGCGTAATCATCTTATCCATATTTTCCCTATCCCACTTTATATGCCCTCTTTCTGCGCTACGTCCTTCGTGTTCTTCGTCGGTGTGATGTACATCGAATCGTCTATTTCCTTGTATCCACTCAATTTTGCAAATCTGACACATATGGTTATCTCGAATCCTGACTAATTCCCTAACCCGATCACGGCTACCAGAGGCCATACCAGTAATTTTTCTTATATTTTCCCCATCGCCAATGGGAGTATACTCGTTTATTTTTGCTTCAAACTCTTCCCAATTATATTTGGGCTTCTCTTTAATTTTATAATAATCAGTTCCTATTTGATGAACCCTCTGCCGCGTTAATCCAACTAACTTTCCGATAGCAGTCCATGTAAGACCTTTTGCCCTGCACTCTTTGATAAATTGTTTTCTTTCCATATAGCTATCTTACCAAAGCATATTGACGTTTGTCAAGCATACCTCATTTCTTTCCCCATTTCCGCTTTGCCCCCAATAACCCGCGACGAGCCATCTCTCGTTTATATCCTTCTTCGCCGCCGAAAAGAAGAATTTGAGAAGCCTTACTCTTTCTTCCGTCTTGTAGAGTGAGTTTTTTTGAACGTTTTTTCATGTTTTTTTTATATTCCTAGCCTTCTATCCTTCTGCTCGACCATTGAGTCTTTTTTATTTTTTTCTTTTTTATCTCCCGCCGGAAAAATCCTTGACCTTGATTTTATACATATCTCCGTTTTCACAATGCCAGACTATTCCCTCAATGCCACACTCTTTGCCATATTTTGACTTCTGTGCGGGCAACCATGCTTTTAACCCTTCATAGTCCGTCGGCACATCCTCAAAGACTGGTGCTTGTCCCAGCGAAAAGAACACAACACGGTTGCTATCAAGATTTAACGGATTTCCTTGAATGTTTGTACCCAATGCTTCGCCGCTCCACTCGCCGTCAGGGATAGTAGAAAAGTCGGTGTTCTTAACTGCGTCCATAATCCATTTATCCTCGTTTGATTCGGAAGCGTCCACATACCACGGTTCAACAATGCCTTTATGCTTTTGGATTTTGTCGGGGTTTCTCCGCTTCTCCACCCTAACCACTGTCTTATTTCGCACTGTAACCCGAATGTTCATGCCATCCAGTTTCTCGGTGGCTTTCGCGCCGGAAAGCAAAGAGGGGTCAAATCCCTCGACATATTTGTTTACTACTGCAGTGTTACCGTCCCAATCCCTGTCAAATATTGTTTTAATTTTTCTCATATTAGTTTTGCTTGATTAGTTTCTTTCTCGACTTTTCTGGGCGCGATGCCATTGATTGAATAATCTATTGGCGGCGGGGAAAAAGAAGAAAAAGATTCCTCCCTGGGCTCGCTTACTAACCGATACTTTTCTAACCCATTTTCTTTTTCACTTTCTAGTATTTTTTCCGCGCGCATTTTTCTGCATACCCGCGATAATTCCGCGCCAAAGAATCCGCCGCCGTAAGACTTGTCTAAGTTTTTCGCCGGAATGATAAAGGGATATTCTTTGAGATATTTCAGCACCAACTCTTTTTGTGTCATAGAAATAATGGAACACCTATTTTAGCTATTCGACGGTTAGCTATTTCGATATATTCTGGGTTAAGTTCGACGCCCAGATAATTTCTTCCCAATTTCGCCGCAACAAGTCCAGTAGTCCCAGCTCCCATAAAAGGGTCTAAGACAACCCCACCTGCGGGGCAACCCGCTAAAATCATTGGCGCAATAAGTTCTTCGGGATAGGTAGCAAAATGCGCTTCGGGAAACGGGGAAGTAGTTACGGTCCAAACATCTCGCTTGTTTCTCATACCCGGCGTTCCTATAGGTTCGCCGTTCGCTTTGAAGTATCCATCATGCCCCATCATTGAAGTTCCACCGCCCGCTTGGTCGGGAGTATACTGCTTTCTGTTAGCGGAGTTCTGCGGATCGTCCTTGTGTTTTCCATTGATGGATTTGTTCCCAAATCCATCAACCATCCTCGGGTCCGAATAGACAGATTTTTCCTTGATAGCATCTGCATCGTAGAAATAGTCCTTATTCTTTGACATTAAGAACACATACTCATGGCTCTTAGTGCATCTATCCGTTACGCTTTCAGGCATAGGATTAGGTTTAGCCCAGATAATGTCTTGGCGGAGATACCAACCATTCGCTCGAAGCGCAAAAGCCGTCATCCACGGAATACCTACAAGGTCTTTCGTCTTAAACCCCTTTGGGGCTTTGCGTTGTTTTATCTCTAACCTTTCCCCACCGAAACGGCCGTTACTTCCGCTATCATCCCTCCCGCTTTTACCCGCGGCATAACTATCCCCTAAATTGAGCCACAGCGTGCCTTCTTTTTTTAGAACGCGCTTTACCTCACCAAACACTGAAACGAGGTTCTCAACGTATAATTCGGGCGTTGTTTCAGCTCCTAGCTGTCCATCTACTCCATAATCCCGCAAACCCCAATAAGGCGGGGAAGTAACACAACAATCCACGCTTTCGTCGGGAAAAGATTTAAGAACATCCAAACAATCGCCTTGTATGATTTCGTTAAGTTTCATTTTTCTTTCACAAGGTTATAGAGATTATCTTTGAAGCTCATGGTTCTAATATTCTCGTATGAATTTTTTTATATTCTTGGACTTTTTCCTTGAATGTTTCGTATGAAATTCTTTCTATCCAACCAAAGCTCGTGCCTTCTTCATTGGACGCGAAGCTTATCTCTAAATCTTCGTCGTTCGCATAAATGGTAAAAACCCTCTCTGTTAAATTAACATCGAAAATGAACTCCGCTACTTCCTTATCTGTCCCTAGTTTTATACTTTTTCCGACGCTTATCATATCTCTCTTAATAGTGTTATTCCTTGATTCATTTTTTTATTTCTTTTTCCGGGAATAATTGATTTTTGCGGTTATGTTCATACATTATTTTTTCCGCGTCGCCCTTGCACATACATTCATCTTCGTCCTCGCATTCGCTATGCTTTCCTTCGTAACAATTTTCGCATAATGATTTATCAGGGTTGCATCCAGGGCAATCACAACTGCAGGTCTGGGATTCATAGAAGTGGTAACAGCCTACGTTTGGTCTATGGTATCCACTTCCGCAATGTTCAACGTGAAGGTTTGTAATCATTTTCGCGGGAAAAAAATTAAAAGGGGAAAAAGATTAAAGAGGGTTAGGGGGACTTTTTTGTTTTTTTTTAAGAAAATTCATGATCAAAAAAGTGGTAGCCATCAATGATTATCACATCCCTACTTTCTTCGGGGTCGGTTATCGCTTGTTTTGCGTCCACCATCTTCCAAAAGTCCTTATGCGATATTTTGCGATTATATTCATCCTCTATTTTCTTTCCCTTTAACCAGTTCTTAAAATCCTCGATTGATTTGTATATTTCGCCGTTTATTTGAAATGCGAACTTCCAACCCGCCGAAGACTTCCCAATATGAAAGTTATCTCTGCGCTTACACGTTGGACACGCTTTTTCTGTTGCGTAGTAGTTTGTTCCCATGAATCTATATTAGCATACCCCTATAGCACACGTCAAACCCCTTAACTGTTAATAACTTCTTAGCTCTTTTTCGGGGCGATAAGCTCCAACCGTCCTAACTCCGCTTCGTATTCTTTCCTACCAAAAGGCGGCGCAATCGTTTGGCTTTTTCTTTTGAGTGCAAGGAATGCTTTATCTCCCATTCGTTCAGTAATCCACAAAGTAAACTCGACTGGTTCTCGATGCGCCCAATAAAGATGACAATAAAAACAAAGTCCTATCGAATTGGAGGTGTCCCAGCGAGTCGAGAGATTGCCTCTAGTAAAAATGTGCGCACACTGCGTCGCTCCTGTTTTTCCGCATCGTTGGCATATCGGATCACGCGCCCGGATATATCGGCTAAATAACTTATCGAGTTCTTTTTTCGCTTTTTTAACATTGAAAGGTTTTGATTTCTTTTTAGGGTCTTTATGGATGCCGGAGATTCTCATTTTTCTTCTTTATCTTCTTTTGCGTGCCACCCCGCGCCGATTACTTTATACCAAACATCCAGTCCTTTCGTCGCTAACCCGCACATCGAACAATCCTTAGGAACGCCAAATCCAAAAGTTCCCGTGGCAATATTATCTTGGTGTCCACACTTCTTACATTCAATGGTATCCATTATAAAACTCATTTTCGCGCGGGAAGAAATTAAAGAAAAATTAAAAAGAGTTATTCGCCATTACGCTAGGGGGGATTCTTTTTATTCTATTTGCTGGGTTCAATTTAGATTCTGCCCAGTCCCACTTCATGCGTTTAAAAAAGTCTTCATGTACTTTCATTGACTTGTTTTTACTTTCTTCGCTGGGTTCAATCCATTGCGGAGCGCGTAATTTTAATCGTTCGTCATTCTGCTTCTCCTGCTCGTCCGTTAATTGTTCGGTTTCCCTAATGAGACGGATAAAATTAACATTGATAGCTAACTCGTCATTCCGTAAATATACCACAGACTTTCCGCTTTTTATCTCATCCTTGATGCGATCATTTTCATCTTGGGAAACAATTATATCCTCTCCGTCCACCTTATAGCGATAATTCATTTTGTAAATGCGAATTTAGTTTTATTCTTTTCTTCAATTTTTCCTTTCTTCTGATTCCAAAACGATTCTAGTTTTGCCATTTTTTCTTCTAATTCTGCGGGGCTGGTTATCACAGGAGCATACGGCATTCCATTAGACGTCCTAACGAGACGCACGACCTTTTCCAAATACGGGATACCATATCGTTCATTGAGCCGTTTCGCAGCCGCCCATTCATGCTTGCGCCGGAACAATTCTTTATACGATGGCCTGATTTCCTTAAATAAGTCAAAAACCTTATTTGAATCCGCGTCAGCGGTAATGGTTATATTTCTATTAGTTTTCTTAAATACTGGTTGGAGTACAGTTTCTGTACTACCTTTGAGTACAGTTTCTGTACCTATTGAGTACGCTTTCTGTACTCTAGAATCATACCAAGTAATATCGTAAATATTATTTTTTCTATGGGTTCTTTCTATTTTTAGGTGTCCACTTTTTTCCATATCCGATATTAAATGCGATAGGGTGCTTTTTGACCCCATACCTAGATCGTCCATGATAGTTTTATAGCTTGGGAAAGCATCATGTTTGTTTATCGCCCACAATTTTAACCAAAGATAAAAACGTAATTCCTGCGGAGTACATTCCTTAATAAGTTCGTACGATGCGATAGAGAATTTCTGTTCGAGGTGTTTTATTTTTGGCATGGTGATTAAAAAAGACAAAAGCCCATGCGCGAACATGAGCTTGTGTCTTCCTACGGTTCGCGCCGCGAGAGAAAATAGTTAATTGATTTGATTGCCATTTAAATATAGCATGAAGATTCCATGAATGTCAATACTCCAAAAGCCGCCCCGTAGAAAGAAAATAAGAGGAAATGTATTCTGCTCTTACACTCATCGCCCTTTCCATATCTTTAGGGTTATAGACGTATTTTGATCGTTCTTGGGATTTTTTCATATATTTTCGGTGCGCCTCGGCCATATGTTTATATTTACATTGAACACAATATAGATTTTTATTGTTCGTTGGCATGAACAAATTGCTACAACGGGCGCAAGATTTCATATCGTTTGGTATTTTCCCCAGCAGTTTTTTGATGGTGTCCACGGCGCGCTTCCATACTTATCGAATAGATACTTTCCAAAAGCGATATTTCCCTGTTCGGTGTTTAGATCATCGCCCATTGAAGTTGCAAGTTTCTGCCAAACGTATGTATTTATCTGCAAAATCCCTTCATCACGCTTTAGTGGCTTCCCAGTCGTCGGGTCATTTCCCCACAAGATAGTTCCATCCGGCAAGAACTGGCGAGGGGCAGAATCTGGGCTTCCAGTGCTTTCACAAGAGGCGATATGCTTTAAGAGAGAGTATCCAGTCCACACACCCACTGGGATTTGCGAAATTTGGGGGGTAGGCGGGGTTTTTGGGATTAAAACGATGGTTGGGGTTATTGCGTAGACTTTAGGGGCTACAATGGCTAAAAAGAGAATCCATAAATAGTGTTTCAAAGTAATGGGAGAGTCCTCTGAATACCTCCCCGCCGAGTTTTCGGCATCTAGGCGAATTTAATCCCTAGAGATTGGTTAGCGACCTAATTAAGTATGACCGATTATTGAAAATTCACAAGGTCTTCATGTGCATAACCCTATACTACCCCCTTAGCCTATTATGGAGGCGAGAAACTTACTTAACGGGGCTTTTGGCGATATATCCAGCATTATTGGTTCGCCGTTTCTTCCCCGCCGATTCGTACTATGTTCATATCCGCCAACTGCCTATTATTCAATAAGCACGAGAAGTGCGCTTATCCTGATAAGTGTTTTTGTCCATGTCATTCGGGGGGACTTCATATAGCTGGGGCGTTAGAGGAAAAAGATGGTGGCGGGTTATCGTACCCGCCAAACGCTCCCGCAGTCTAGTTTGACGTTGGAAGAAAGTGTTGGGAGATTTCATGTTTCCGTTTTTCACGCTCGATCCACTTGCGGAGACAGTTTTTTGGCGGCATCGCCTCGTTGTGGAAATACCACTTCATGCCCGGACGATATGGAATCGAAATGGGCGTCAGGGTATCAGAAAAGTCTCCACACATTTCGCACACTTCGATTTTCATATCCCCTCCTAGTTAGGACGAGTTCCGGCAGGATAGGTTCGACCGATTAAAGCAAAACCTTCTGCCCATTTTTGATCGAGCGACACCTCTTTGGGTCGCCCACATGACCGACAAACGGCGTCGGATTTCTCCGTAATATGCGAGCAATATTTGCACGCTTCTTGTGTGAGTTTCATTCATCTCTCCTGTATCTCCAGTCGGTGAGCGAGTTCTTTGATTTTTCGCTCGCGTTGAATGTTAAGGATTCCCTTGTGGTCTTCTTCGAGGGAAGCCCGTAGCTCGTTGATGAGTTCCACTTTGGTTTTGGCGACATCAATTCTGTCGGCCGGAATGGTGATGGTTTCTGCGAGGGCAATAGCGGCGCAGAAAATAAAGAGTAAGACGAACTTGAGTAAGCGCATAGAAGTCTCCTATTCAGTTGGGAATGTGCTGAATTGGAGAGTTTGAACGCTCTCCGTTCTGCCCCTGATAACCTAGTTGTATAGATAGTGAGGTTAGGAGCAGAGCGGAAAGCACTTGACGATAGTAACAGAAATGAGTTACAATACGTTATGTAGAGGTAGGTTATCCGTAAAAACTCCTACTACATCCCAAGCTAGGATGGGTCTCCGCATAATGAGTGCGGAGATTTTTTGTTGCCTATGCCTGATTAGAGGTAATAGGCGTGGAAGGAAAAAACTCTTGTTCTACGACCGATAAGATACCGACGATAATCGCCGTTGCCGAACCGAGCGTAGCGGGATTAGCATTAAGAAACGGAACAAGAGAGGAAACAATAAGCCCTGCGACCGCATAACCTGTTTTAAGTAAAAACTCTTTTAAATTTTCGTTCATTTTTTGAGAGAATAATCATTTAATATTTCTCGACCTTTTGCTTTACCGAGTCCATTAACTAAAGATGATAACCACTGCACAAGTTGCTGAAGCCATGTTTGCTCTTGGACTGTCGTAGGATTGGCTGGAAGCGTCGGTGCTGGAGGTGGCGGCACAACGTTTACCGTTCCTTGAAATGCATAGATGACCGGATAATTTACCAAATCCTTATCTGCTGGCTGGTAGTGGTCGTAAATCCATACGTTCGTTCCGTTGAATATCTGATAATTCATCACCGCGTGGTTCGGATCAGTCCCTGATGGTGGCGGAGTGGGGTTTGTTTGATTCCATCCTGCGTCCGTTACGACGCCGAGAATAAGGGGAGCTGACGGAAGCGCGGCAATCATATTTTTTATATTCTCAGTTCCGTCGCATATCCAGCTGTACGTTATAGAACTTTTCCCCCCAATGGCTGAAAGAAACTGCTGGCCCTTGTTTAAGACAGCTTGAGAAATCGGTGCAAGATATTGTTCGGGAGTCAGTTGTAAATCTACCGGTAAATCGCTCCACGGCACACAACCGTATTTTTGAATTACTTGCCATCCCTCCTGCACTGAATTGCCGTTAAAACCATTTCCGGTCAAAATTTGAAGATAGCGAGGGGAAGAGTGAAAGTGGGCTTTCCCATCGAGAGAATTAGAATCCATAAATCCTAATTCGGTGAATAGATTTAACGTTCCGGCGGGGATTTGATTGTTCGCGATCAGATAATTTATCTGTGCGTCAAACGCCTCTTGGGTGGAAAACAAAACGCACCCGTCAGAATCCTGTCCCTCGATGAGTTGCCCTTCGTAGAAATCTATATAGGGTTTCCAGTTTCCATCCGTGCGAGGAAGGCCTTTGATACCACGATAGTCTGTTGGAGTCGGTTGGAATATCATTTATGTTTAAAAAAGTTTATTGTTTCCCATAATCCTGCGACTGCTGTTCCTACACTTCCGAGAAATAATGCTACCCACATCACGGCCTTACCAAATAATCGAAACGCAGAAAGGATTTCATCGACATTATCCATTTTTTGAATTAATCCCTTTTCACCATTTGCTCCGAAAAGAGCTTGGTGGATTTCCTTATTGATGGCATCTTGGGTTTTTTCTTCAACGTATTCGCTCATATCGGTAAGTGGGAAAATAATGATGCAAAAAGAGCTAATCCAAATCCAAGTCCGACAATAATAAGAAATTGTGGAAATCGTTTTGGCATCATAATATATATAAAGAGCCTTTTGAATAGAATGATTGCGTGGAATTGAAAACCCCCAGTACAGAGGCCATCGTATTTGAATTGGCATTCGTGGCGGATGGAACCGCAGGTGGTTCAAAGGTCGCCATCATATTCATCGGATCATCTGCGGGATTGATAGTTCCCCACGCCGAAACAGCTCCGGCGGTCGGTTGGATCATATATTCCGAGGCGAACCCAGCGGCAACACCGTTATTTATTCCCGTCGTGAATCCTGTTCCGGGGGTGAATGTCCAGCTATTAACGGAAACTCCCATTAAGGAACCGAAGATGAGTTCTCCGTTTGCGTTCGTCGTTGATGTTCCCGTTGTAAGCGTGGTCGTCGTCGTATTATCAGCCTCAAAAGTTGAACTCGAATCGAACGCGTTGGTGGTCGCTACGCCGCTGAACTCGTATATGGCGAGATAATTGAACGTCTGTGCGACTGACATGGTGCAAGTTACCATTGGCTTCGTACCGCCCGTGATGTTGAGCGCATACCAAATCGAAGCACTCTCGCCATGTCCACTCGCAATGCTTGTCGCTTTTACATATGAAGAAGTCGCATTGACCGTATCCCTACATCCCGTAACTTGGTCGCTATTCGCCCCATTTTCCGCGATGACAATGATGGCATCTCCCGATGTGGTGTTCGCACCGAACGTGGAGGTTACGTTGCTCTGTGCGACGCTTTGAGCAACAAAGTCTCCCGTAGAGGTCGCTTGAACGAATGTGATGGCAGCACGTGCACGAGGCACACTTAGCCCTAGACAAAGCGTTAAGGCGATACCTAAGAAAAATAGAGATTTTTTCATATTAGAACGGATCATATATTTTTACCTCAAATAAGAACTTCATTCGTTTTCTTAATTGTGCTTCTCGATTCCTATGACATCCAACACAAAGCGTTATTGCATTAGCTGATTCCATACGAAGACGTGGATATAAATCCCATGGATATAGATGATGTAATTGCATCTTTTTATCTTTTTCTCCACAATCAAAACAACGATAATCGTCTCGATTCAAAATAGACATTCTCCAATCTCGATATTCTTTCCTTATAGAAATAGCATCTCTCTCAGGCGTAATTCCGCCCTTCCAGTTATAGTGATTTTCGTTTCTATTATTCTTATGCCATGCTTGGAACCTTTGGCTATTTCGTAATGATTGCCCAAGTTTTTTCCTTATCTCAATCTTTTTCATCGGATTATTTTCTCCTTTAATACTTGCGAAGTATGCAAGGCGTTTTTGACTCTTAACTGGCTTATGAACATAAGTACGCACTAAAGCAGACTGTCTCATTTTTTCTTTTGTTTGTTCGGAAAGAATTTTCATTTCGCTAAAACGGATCATATAAAACGCGGAAGTAATTAGCGATCGTATCCGACGCGTTTGTACCATTTCCATAGATTTTAATGACGGTAGAAGATGTTGTCGTGATTGCCACTGTTTTATTTCCCGCATCTCCCGAATCATCGGTCAATGCGTTCTGGCAGGAATCGGTATATTGCGTTACCCATGTCGTCGAAGCTGCAGAGATGAGCAGTCCCCGCCCTTCTAAGAACCAGTTACATGCAGCATTTGCGGGAGCGAACGATGTCCCGGTATCAAAGATGACGGTGCTGCTCACCGTAGCTTGTACTTGCTTATTTGTAGCCGAAGTAGATGAGTAAGTTCCCCCGACATAGAAATCTACTTCATCACCTACCGTGAGGAATGTCGAGGTTGGAATGGTAAAGGTTTCAATGGTCGTCGAAGCTCCAGCGCCGTTACCAGTCGAAGTCGCGGAGTATGCCAATGTTCCCCCGATGGTCGCCGCTACCGTTGAGCTTCCTGCTTCCACATAAGACTTTGTAGTCGAGGCGGTTGAGGTGAATTGAAACGGCCCAGACGAAGCGTTTGTGCCAATATATGTAGCGGAAGCATTCACATAGGTCGTAGTAGCCGTAGGGCTAGAGATATTCGAGAGGCCTAATGCCGAAGCAGAAGTCCAAATAGGAAGCGTGTTTGCCGTACCAGCCGATGAGGTCGTTACGGTGCCAAAATTGGTAGATGTGGAATACTTATTCCCCGATGCGTCTACGAGGTTATTTGAGTTTATCTGAACCTGCCCCGTTGACGAAACAGTTAAAATATTGGTGGAAGTTCCTACTTCTAAAAGATATGTTGAAGATGTCGTCGTCCCGACCGACAATGAAGTCCTAAAATCTCCTGTACCATTCACGTCAAGCGTGTTCTGTGGCTTGCCGGTCCCGATCCCTACTGAAGGATTAGTAGAAGTCGTATTCGAGATATATAGTACTGCGCCATTCGCGTCATTTTGGTATCCCTGCGGGCTATAAAGTGTCGTACCGACAACATCAATCACCGAACTCGATACGTTTGTAAGCCCTTGCCAGGAAACGTGGTCGCCGATGTCTTGATTGACAATAAAATCCTGCGTCGAACTGACGACGTTTGGGCCGGAGGTAAGAACATCGCCGTCCGAAGTCACATTCCCACCATTATTGATATATTCAGCTGCAGTTCCTGAACCATTATCGAGCTGAAAGTCATTGCCAAAATCTACGATAGTATTAGATATAACAGTAGATGGCATCGTAATAAAGGGATAAGAATTTGCTCCTGCATTGGGTTCTTCAAAGTGGTCATTCGTATTGTCGATGATTTCCGGGCCGGACGTTGCAGTCAAAGCCTCTTGGCAGTCATCAAAAGAATCATTAGTGAAATGCCACTGATTGTTTCCGTTCCATGCGATTTGTACGCAGTTTGCCGCGATCGAGGAGCTTGAAGCATTAGAATCTGCTAAAACAGAATTGAGTACACGGTTATTTTCGCCATTTGCGCCCGAAGCATTGGGTTGATAGAGGTCTTGGCCGTTTTTATTGATGGTCGAGTTTTCGATTGTCATAAACGAAACCGACGATGTTACATAGACTCCCGTACCGAAACCTGATACGTGGATATTATCTCCCGTCCATCCAAAGGCACCATTCCCACCGCCGAGTGAGATACCATAGCTAGAGGTTACAGTGGAAGAGCCAATATTCCCATTCCCCGCTGGGCCGACAAAAGAACAATTTGTAATCCCCATTCCCGAAATGGCAAAGTTATTCGTGTTATCTGAGTACGCCGAACCCGAACCGGTATAGTTCAAAACAGTTCCAGCGTTATCAAAGAATCCCCCCCCGACAGGACAATAGAGCAACGCGGGTTTTCCATTCGTGCCAATGACAATGCCTGTCGAATAAGACCACGTTCCTTGAGGGATGACGATTTCACATCCGTTCGAAGGACAGGCGGCATAGGCGGCGTTGATTTGTGCGCCGATGTCTGCGCCCGAAAATTGATCGGCGTATTTGATGGTATCGAAACTTTGTGTGGTAAACGTCCCCGAACTCGTTATGAGGTTCGATGGATTCCCGAAGGCAAATTGGGTAGATGTAACTGACGTGCTACCACTCGTAGAAGTGGCAAAGGTCGTGCAGGTTACTGTTCCCGTCGCGGAGATCCCCGATACTCCCTGATTGGTACACGATGAACCACCATATGCCGTTTCATGGCCGCTTCCGTTATCTAAGACGAGCGCATTTTTTACTGCCGCATTCGTGAAGTCGGTAACGGTCGTAGTCGCAAGTGTTGAAATGCCAATGACACCGAGCGTTCCCTCATCTCCGACGTTGTATCCCAAATCGCCTCCCGAACCGAATGTAACGTCATCCATACCGCCATGGGAACCGTGGATATAAAGAACATAGCTTCCTGTTTGAGCGTCATACCAATAGCCGTCATATTCCGATAAAGTGCCAGTCGAACTAATCGTGCCTTCCGCGCCGATATTGAAAAGATTAGCAAGGGCGCTACTAGGATTTACCAATCGAAATCCTATCTCGCAGTATGCGTAGCCGCTACTTGTCGCATCGCCAAGTGCCTCGCACTTAAATCCACCTCCTTCGTCTGGGTTGTCGGGGATATAGAACGTGTAGTATCCGGTTCCCGATGCATACGAAAGACTCTGCCCTGCCTCTCCTGTCGAGGATGCAAGATTGCCGTTTCCATCAAGCCACGAGGGATAATAGTCCTGCGTCGAAGAACCCGTGAGATGAACGGTGGAAGTAGGTATTGAAAGTGTTATCGTTCCTGTCGCGCCATTAAGCGACGTAACACCTATATTTGAAATGATATAGCCATTCGTTCCCGATGCATTGACCACCGTGCTTGTTCCCGCATAGATGACCGTAGAAGAACCGCCGCCACCGGAACCACAAGAAGAAGACCAAGTAGAAGTGGCTCCATTAGTCGTAAGACAATATCCATTGACAGGATTCGTACCGACCTGGTTGGAATTTAAAACCGCCGCATGGGTTACGAGATACATCCCCCCGAAAATAATAGAAGAAAAAACGAGAAAAGATAAAAGAAATTTTTTCATATTAACTAGTGGCGTACATCCAATTAATTATTGACCCAACGACTGCGCCCGATGAAAGCGTTGCCGTGTTTCCCGAAACAGTATAATAGGGATTATCAACATTGCTCGGCGTTTGAATTTGTCCATTGATGGAAAGATAAATCGTTCCAGCGACGGTTTTAGTTGCATTGAATACCGTCTGATTGGCTGTTGCGACAAAAATATCATTCTGTAATGCTCCTGCGACCCCTCCCCCTCCTGCGAGGTCAACGAGTATCCTTCCAGTAATTTGGTCAATTTGGCCTGGAGCGACAAAACTCGTCGCACCTTGCTGTGCAAAAAGTGCCGTGGGTACCGCGTTGTCATCATGGGGAGCGTTAAAATTGGACATTAGTTCTCAACGAGTAATTCGCCATTTGCATTTGCGACCGCGGGATAGGTTTTCCCATCAAGTCCCTGAAATAACCAAACACCGAGATAGTTTTTATTCCGTGGAGAAACTGGATGCATTGTGAATGATATAGTATCGGTGGTATTGCAGAGAATTTGATTGCTTGCATTGATTTGAATTGGAACGATATTAATTCCCTGTATAGGATCGGAATTTAAAACTGCCAAACGCGGAATTATAAAGTTGTCATCGCGGTTAGAGGCTTGCATTGCTTAATTATAAAGCCCCGAAAAAGACTATATTTGTGTGTACAATTATCCCCTTGCGTTTAGCATAGGGGTATGCTAAACTTTAACTATGACCCCACACCAAATAGTGCTGTTAGCCTTAATTAAGGCCTTAACTCAAGAAGTAACCTTATTGGAGAATGAACTCGCCCAACAGACTATGGTGGTAGCCACGACTACACCGATAGTTTTTGCGCCTCCAATACAATCCGAAGTGATTACGACGACAATTCCGCCCGTGATAATTCAACAACCCACTCTCCAAAGTGCCCCAATTAATATCGCCCCACAACCTGTTATAACGCCTTCATGCGATCTCGTGATAACACCCGATACTGGGAATGGATTGGGTCTTTCTTGGAGTTCCCAGAATGAATCAGGTAGTGGAACACTATTTGATAATTATAAAGGAATCTATGATGGTGGAGTACCCCAATTTCAAGTAATTGAACAATACGTCGCCCCATCGGGGACACAAATTGATCTACAGAATTTCACCCAAGCAAAACTACAATTTAGCGATGGAACAACCTGTAGCGCACAATTCTAATGGATATTGATTGGAAGGGTGAACTAATCGGAGGAGCGGTAATTATTTTTGCCGTTTTGACGGGGACTGAACTTTTCGTGTTCCCGGCACTGGTATTAGCCCTGATTGTTTTTTACTGGAAGGGGGAAGTGGCGGCTCGAAATCTTGTAATTTTTCTTTCTGTTTGGCTTTTAATATCGCTTGCGCTTTGGAAGTTGCTTTGACCATATCGGGGTCTAAGGGATGAGCGATACCAGCCTTTTTTAGTTCGGCGGCGATAACCTTATAGGCTTGTGGGGCTTTTTTCTGCAAATCTTGCAATCCGCGATGCACGGCAGGCGATTCAAATATGGTCTTTCCAAACTTCTTATCGGTGGCACGAGTAACGTAATCTCCTACCATCGTTCCTAAGATAGCGCCAAGTGGGCCGCCGATTTTATCTCCGATATACGTTCCGAGATATTTCCCTCCGGCTTTCAAAGCAGAATGAAGAAGACTGCTTTTCATAGGAACCTTCTTCTTATCAAGCTTCTTCATGATATTCCGCGCCTGTACTAATCGTTGGGTCTTCTTCATGGCACGGTTATAAAGCTCTTTATGTTTCGTGTTTTTTTCGACAGTCCTTCGAGCAGCCATTGAAAGCGACTTCATCGCCTCGCGTTTTGCGTTTGATTCAGTCATATCCCATTTTCTCCCCGAACCAGTTTCACTTCGCATCTTGTCAAAATGCGCGGTAGACATTTTTCGGTTTCCCACCTTTTTCCCTCCATTGCCGTAATTTTTATGATATTTTTCTGCTTCAGCACGAATGGCTTTTGCAGCTTCCTCACGATCAGATTCGGTGTACCCTTTCTTCATATTCATATCCTTGATGGCGTCGTTTACGGTTTCATCCACATCTCCCGTAGAACCTTCAGCAGCAAGCATAGGGGCGATGTCGTCATGCACGGAGCCGATGTCTTTTTGATTCTGTTTCAAGGCATTGGAATAATCCGCAACATGATTTTCGTCTACTTCAGGGATATACCCATTGATGCCCATTTCTTCTATTCCTGCTTGACCGTTTTTATCTGCGAGAGTTTTTCTTCCACTAATGGTCGGTTGAAGCATCTCTTGAGTGCCTTGTACGATTGCCTTTGCCGCCTGATTACTTGCAACAATATTCTCATCAGGTGCGGGAGCGACAGGGGAAGATGGTGTTGGACTGGTTGTTTGAGTTTTTGTCGAAGGATTGGCTTGTGGTTCGGGGGGTAAATCGTTTGCTCCTGTATCAGTCGCAGCGGTAGTTCCTGTGTCCGTCGGTGCGGAAGGGGCAGAAGTGCCTCCCGTAAAATCTTGTGCGATACCTTGTGCAAGTCCTACGCCAGCCCCTATCGCTTCACCAGGAAAATCTTCGGGACCAGTCGTTACCGCAGCAATTCCCGCGTCCACTCCCGCGTCAGTTAAAGGTTTAGAAATATAAGGCCATGCAGCAGAAATGCCTGCACCCAACGCGCCTACGCCTCCTAAAATCCAATCAGCCAATGAGGGAGATGACCCTGATGCATTAGAAGTATCCGAAGTTGGATTAGTCGCCGCATTTGCCGTGTTAATTCCTAGCGAAGAATTAAATCCATCCATGATTTTATTCACATAATTCTCCGTACTCCCATACGTGTTGTTCTCACCGTAAGTCGGATCGGTGTATGCCTGCGGGTCTCCCGTATTCCAATAGGATGCAATTTGAGAAGGGTTTAATTTCCCTAACGATGGGTCGGCGGGGTCGCCACTTGTTCCGAGGGTATAAATCGTGTTATAGGCAATTTCATTCTGTTGTTGGGGGGTGAGTTGTTGTCCTGGAGTATACTGAATCCCTGACTTCGGTGCCCAATTTTCTAAAAATCCTGGGGTCATTTGGAACGCACCGTTTGATTTCGCGCCATCCCCCGTTGAATCCCCCGCAGTATAATCTCCCCCTGATTCCGCAAGTCCTATTTGTTTTTCCAACGCCAATACCCCAGGATCGAGAGAAGAAGCCTGAGAGGGTAATGAAGGGGGTTGAGCTTGTGGCTGAACCCCTCCCGCTGGTTGTGGGGCGAGTTCTGTATCCATGTTATGAACCGAAGATACTTCCCGATAGAGGATTTGGTGGGTTTGTTCCGCCAGGCACCGAGGTTACCGAAGTACCGCCCGCAACCGTCCCTCCCCCTGCTGCACCTGATGCACGGTTCGCAAGCGTCGCTTGCGCTTCTGCAGTGAGTTGGGCAAGAACCTGTTGAATCGTCTGATTGTTCGCAGAACCTGCAACCAATGACTGTTGAAGCGCGCGTGAAGCATCGGTTACTGTTCCCCCTGGAGCCAAGAGAGGTGCCATCTGCGTTGCGAACGTCGTCAGATAGTTTCCAAGAGTTTGATATTTCGCCGCATCGGCACCCCTATACTGTCCACTTGCCCATTGCGCAGCGAGATTGCCGAGATTTAAGGTACTGGAATTAAGGTCGGGATTCTGTTGAAGATAACTTGTGATATTATCTGCTGCTCCTGTTCCTGCCGCGAGTGCTTGTTCAAGAGGAACCTGTGCCGCCCCTGCAGTTTCGCCACCCAATGTAGTCCCCAAATTAGCCAATGCAGATTGTGCTGACTGTCCCGAAGAACCACCTGCAGAAAGCGCAGCCAAGCCTGAATACTGCCCCGTCGCAGGGTTGAAAGTCTGCGTTGCAGGAGATTGACCAGGTTGCGGAGCGACCAATCCTGCTGCGCCTTGTAACCCAGTCTGTTGAGTTGACTGTTGACCAGTAGCCGTTCCTTCGAGTGCTGCCGCGCCTTGATACTCCGAAGCTAATGCTTCTTGTTGTTGGGTGTACTGATTCTGAATTACCTGTCCGCGTCCCTGCTGAAACTCTAGGGGGATAGGATTTTCGGAATTGAGAGCCAATGAATTAGCTTCGTTCTGCTTGCTCGTATTTAAATCTGCGAGTGCCTGTTGAGCGGTCTGTTGGGCCTGTGTGAAAGCTGCGGAAGGTTGAGAAGCAATTTGCGATTCCGTACCGACATCATTGTTAAATGTATTTCCCGTTGCGGTATTCGGGTTGCCCGAAGCATTCAAATCGGTTACAGGAGTTCCGTTCGGCCCTTGAGTTTGTGAAATAGAGGAAGTAGGCACTAACTGTCCTGCACCATTATATGAGTATCCAGTCGGAGCTTGTCCACCACCAGTTCCTGAACCTGCGGAAGTACCAGTCGAATTATATTGTGGGGTAGTCGTTCCACCCGTAGTTCCTCCCGTTGCTGGTTTTTGATATTCTTGCCCCGCGCCATTTTGAAGCACTCCTTGAGCATTAAAAGCATAACCGGTAGGAATAGAGCTAAGTCCATACTTTGCAAGATTCTGTTGATATATTGAAGGCGTAGAAGAGCCACCGCCTGAAGGGGCGACTGAGGATACAGTCGCAGGATTTACATAGCCTGCGTAGCCACCTGAAGTACCTGGAGTTCCCGCAATAGTCGCTTGGGAAGGAACTGAAGAATAAGGGATACTCGAACCCGGAAGCGAATACCCCGCAAGACCGACATTTCCCCCTACCAATCCACTGACGGAAGGCCCTCCCGAACCCGCAGAACCCGCAGTTGCTGGTGTCGTTACACCACTTGTCTGCAATAAATTGCCTTGCGATTTATTAAGAAATGCATTCGTTGAAACTAATCCTGGTTGTGGAGCGAGATTTGATACGCTTTGCATAGTATTATTTTATACGTTTGATGAAGGTGAGAAAAGGAAAAGATTTGGATTTCTTGGTACGGGGGTCGAGCCGAGATCAACATTACTTTGTTTATTGGAGAGATAATACTCCATTCGTCCTAATCTTTCTTGATATAGTCCCCCGAAATAACCTGCTTTATCGGTGTCTTTGGCGATGCTTGAGAAGTATGTTCTTAATGCTCCATAAAGGATAGCATCGTGGAAATTGGGGTCTAGGAGAGGATATTGACCGATAGTAAACGTCCCTGCCCCTGCCTCGTTCGGGGCGTAGACAACAGGTTTTAAGAGCGTCGCTACGGTGTTTGATGTGAAGTTTTGAATCTGATAGTTAAGTCCGTCTCCGAATGGCGGTGTAGCCGAGAATTGAAGATTCGTGAAAGTGAGGTCTACATTTTGCGGATAGCTTGAAAACGGCGTCCCAGTTGCCGTCACGATATTTGAATTAACCGAAATCCCTGCCGAAGCGATAGTCCCCGTTACATCCGCATAAGTCAGGTCAGGAGTGTTAATCTGGGCGTAAAGAGTGATAATTTCGCCCGTAGCCGAAGGGATAGGCCAAAACTGAAGCTCGTTGTTATACATGAAGAAATACGCAGGATACGCCGCAGTGTAGGGCAGAGCATTGATTTTGACCCATTCTTGGACGGAGTTTATTGGATACGCAATATAAACCAGTTGTCCGATGGTAATCGAAGCAGTCTTTAACTTGGAGATATTTGCCGGAAGTCGATAAGACTGTACCCCAACACAGGACAATGAATTAGTAGTTTGGATTGCTGTCGTGGGGGACTGCCAAGTGATTGAGGTTGAGCCTTGTGTGAAAAATACCGTTCGTTGTTCGCCGTCCGAAAAGACTACTAACTGATGACAGGAAATGAATGTCCACGCCGATGAAAGCGTAGCCGATGTAGAACCTGAAGCGAGAGTCGAGGTAGTAATTGTAAGCGTCTGCGGCCCGACGGTCGTCATGGTGAATGAACGTTCGTTGTCAAAATACCGCAAAAGTAAATACCGATGCTCCTGATTTAAGAGAAACGAAGCCAACGTCTGATTGGCCGTCGTGTTGTTCTGAGCGAGGGTGGTAAATTGCGTCTGAAGTTGTTGGAAGGAAAGGGCCATAATTGAATTATATTCTTTATTTTTTAGGAAATAATGTGTGTACTAGAAGGTTATCTGATATACAACGCCATTATTTCCGTTATTCCCAGTTGTTCCATTACCTCCATTTGTAGAATGTCCACCTCCCGATGCTGTGCCTCCTATTCCTCCTGTGCCTCCGGTGCCGTGATTGACATTCCACGAACCCGACCCTGTGATTGAATTTGAAAGTATTATAATTCCACCTCCATTCCCACCACATCCACCACCACCACCACCACCACCACCACCATTACCACTACTTGCAAAGTTTCCATTACCTCCATTTCCACCCATCCCACCATTGCCACCATTTGCCTCTACGATT